GTGGGAGTTTACCTGTCGGGGATGAGCCCTGACACTCTTCCTTCTTTGAGGAGCAGGTTTATGCATAAACCGCTCGTAGGGAAGAGGTTCTTCACCATCCGAGTATAACGGGCTAGATTGCCAGTCGATTCTCGGAAGTCGAAGCCGGACTACCAATTGTCTAGCTTTGGCTGGAGAAACCTGCGAAGTATCCATCTCTTTTGCTAATTTTCTAGCTTTTGATGGCTTCATTGGTTTCCGTAGAGTACACCTTCGAGCCTCTCTCATGAAGAGGAGACTAATTGTACGAAGAATATCTTGCGTACGTCTCCTTATCCTCTCAGGAGGGAATTCTGCCATAATTGATTCTGTATCGATTAAACGGCGTTGAGATAATATCAACGCTTCTACGTCTTTGGCAACTTCCTTTCTCGTAAGAGGACTTCTGCAGGTGGGGAGTTGATTTATTAATTGTCTTCCATAATAGGACACATCCCCAGCTATGTCGGAGTAGCGTGGATTAACAATCCACCAGTGTTTCATATAGGCCATAGCATCTAATCTATCTGATTTGGATGATATGGAACACAAACGCCCGGCAACTCGACGATGAAGCGATGTAGCATCAGATCGTCCGGGTGCGCCTGCTCCACCAAGCTCCTGCGGCCATGAGACTGGGATATACCACTGACGAAGCTCTCTTATCCATCGTGCACATCGAATGTGCATGACTTTAATAATATGCTTTCGCATCCATTTAGGTGCCTTAGCCGTCTCATTAGCATATATGCTAGGAAATTTAAAGATTGGAGACGTGCTTTGACCTGGATCATCTCTTTCCAGATTATTCATCATTATAGCGGAAAGTTTTGGTCTAGGTATGTGCATTATATGACCAAAGGTTTTAAAATATTTATCTTTTGCAACTCTATAGTATTTACTATGGAGATGCATTCCTAAGGTCATAGATGGTGTTGCTCGGTGTTTCTGTGTCTTGCATCTAATTTTGTATAATTCATTGCAGAACGGAACACTGCTACGAGAAATAGTAGCCTTTTGACTATTTACTTTGAAGCCTAGTCGAGTCATTTCGATATTATATCTTTCTAGTGCTTCACGAGGCCAGCGGGCGGCGAAATCGTCGCCGTATATAACATAATTCGCTAGCCCGGTATTAGTCGCAGCTACTTTCTCACAAGCATACCAATGCAGAAAGCATAGTACGGAAAAGCTCAGTGGGAGACCCATTTGCGTACCTCTATTGGAGATGAAGGATTTATTCCCTCTCCCGTAGATGATGTTCGCGGGTCCTACTGAGGCTAGAGCAGCTTCAAGTTGAAGTGGTTCCCAGGCAAGGGCTTTTGCCATTCCTCGTACTGCGGCAGCTGCGCCGCGATGATCAATGTAATTAGTTGCATATGATAGATCAGATGCAACGAGGAAGGCATTATGCAGAAATCCCTTTGATAATCTAGCAGCTATTTTCGTGGGATCTGCATCGAAGGCACCAGAAAATGGACCACATGATCGGAGGATTTTGATAACCTGATCGTGTAATGGCGCGAGAACGGATGTAAAACCAATATTGGTTAGAGAAGCGATACGAGTCTTCCATCCTTTACCAGAAGATACCGCTGTCAATTTTATATTCGGTATTAATCGTTTTGACCCGATAATAATATCCTTCTCCTCGGTCTTAATGTCGTACTGACTTTTCATTCCTTTCTGAGCTTCAAAGTAAAGCTCACGGCAGGTATCTGCCCAATCTTTTGCTGTTATCAGCATGGATTGAAAAGGTACGGCTATTTGACCTTGTCCGGCCGCCATGGAAACAACCATTTTCGCACCTTGTGGGAGTTGAATTCTCTTCCATTTAAATGTTTTATATTTACGGATTCCCTGACGTATTATATCCCCTTCTTTATATGATCTAATTTTAAGATCTGGGCGATATCGTTCAGGATGGCCGAGGAAGCGAAGTCTCTCGTCACGGTAAGTAGTAGGGGTGGCTGCTATATGCGCTATATTCTTCCCTCTTAGGAAGACACCCCTTTGCATTTTAATAATCCTCTCTCGAAGACGTCTTCGAATAAATTCGAAGCCCCCACCTTTGGATCGGGGGAATTCGAGGCATGAGGATTTACTTGCCTGGAGGCGAAATGGTTGTAAAATAAGATCAGGTTTGCGATCAAGAGTTTCTATAATCTTTCTTGCTGTAAATTGCTCGATCGCATCCTCATCGGGGAATGATTCGGGAATAGACTTTAATTGTTCTATAGTTTTCTTAAATTCCCGTCTCACATACTTTGTCTCAGTGCTTGGTGATGGTATAGATCTTTTAATATCGGATAAAGTCCAAAGACTTTGACGGTCAGAATTCTGAAGAATTTTGTTTAGACCGCATCGTCTTAATAAGGACGAAGATCCCACCGGAGCACCGGAGATAGAGCATGATTCAACTGCTTGTCCTATTTTCGTAATAAGAGTTGAAATTCCAAATAGGCCATGCTGAAAAGCACAATGGCCTATTACCCTGATCAATCTGCGCATACCAGAACGAAGTGATTTAATAGCTTTATATTCAGCTGATTTTGGTTTATCCGAACTCGGCTCACTTCGGGTTCTCGCTTCTATGAGGATTAATCCATGGAGGAGAACTTGGTATACGCAATCCATTTTCTTGTACTCTTTCTTCTTATACTTGCGTCGAAACATCGCCATCGAAGATAATGGCTTTGGGTCCTCTTGACCATCGAACACAGAATACCTTCCTTCATGTAAAGAAGGTTCTGTGTTCCGGTCTAAGGATTTGATGCAACTCACTAAATGATTTGGCAGTGCCATAACAGAGGTCTCTCGTTGATAACTTTGAGATCCGCTTGGGGGAGCTTGATAGGTTTTCCCTTCTGTTAGAGTCTTACTCTCATTTAGTGCATGACCGGAGAGAACACGATTCACATGAGTGTCTCTGGCCCCGGTTGATACGTTAGTAGTTAGTGGTTGGGAATATAACCTCAACCTTTCCGTTCGGGAATATAACCTCGAACGATAATTATATGAATAATATGTAGTATTAGGTGTAGATTTAGGTTTATTAGATTC